CTACCGCGGCCGCAAGGTGTGGGCCCGACTGAACGTGCGGCACACCAACCAGCAGGCCGAGAGCATCGCTCAGCAGCAACTGCGCGAGCTCTGCGAATCCATCGGGCTGGCGCGCTTTCGCGACACCAGCGAGCTGCACAACAAGCCGGTGCAGATCAAGGTCAAGATCCGCAAGGACGACACCGGCCAGTACGAGGACCAGACCGAGGTCAGCGGCTTCAAGCCCGCGGCCGGTGGCGCAGCGCCGATGGCTGCTGCTGCACCTCGTCCCTCTGCGCCCGCAGCCAGCGCACCTGCAGCCGGTGCAGCCGTGCCCCCGTGGCAAAAGCGCGCCGCTTGATCGTCAACATTTCCCCAACCCGCTGAAGGAGAAAACCAGCAATGAGCACCCGTATCTACGCCGTCGAGGGCCCGCAGGGCTTCCACCTAGTGGAGGCCGGCACCAAGGTCGGCGCCCTGCGACACGTCGCAGAGAAGCACTTCACCGTCTCGGTGGCCAACCAGAAGACCCTGGTGGCCGCCATGAAGGACGGCGTCGTGATCGAGACGGCAGGCGCCGAGGAGAGCCCGTCCACGCCATGACCCGTGTAGGCCCGCAAGGGCCTGCAGCGGTGAGGGCCCGCCTCTGGGAGATCCCGGGGGAGGCCACGGGTCCTCACCCCTGCAACGACACAAGGAGTGTCCCCATGGCCACAGTGCCCGAACCCATACACACGACCGTCGCGATGATCTACCGGGCCTACGAGTCCGACGCAGACGACGGCCACCGCCCGCACCTGGGCGCATCCCTGATTGGCCACGCCTGCGAGCGCTACCTGTGGCTGACCTTCCGCTGGGCCGGATCGAAGAAGCATTCAGGCCGGATGCTGCGCCTGTTCAAGGCTGGCCAGGACTTCGAGCCTCGCATCGTGGCCGAGCTGCGCCGCATCGGAGTCGAGGTCCACGAGACCGCGCCAGACGGCAAGCAGTGGCGCGTGTCCGCTGTCGGCGGTCACTTCGGAGGCAGCATGGACGGCGCCGCACGAGGCTTCCCCGAGGCGCCCAAGGCATGGTCGGTGGTCGAGTTCAAGACGCACAACGCGAAGTCGTTCGCGGCCCTGAAGGATGGCGTGCAGAAGTCCAAGCCGCAGCACTGGGCTCAGATGCAAACCTACATGGGCATGACCGGCATGGCCCGCGCCATGTACATCGCGGAGAACAAGGACACCAGCGAGCTCTATGCTGAATGGGTCCACTTCGACGAGGTCGAGTTCGCCAAGATCATGGCCCGCGCCGAGCGCGTGATCACTGCGGCCGAACCGCCGCTTCGGTGCTCAAACGACCCGAGCTGGTACGTCTGCAAGATGTGCGACTTCCACAGCCTGTGCCACGGCGAGGAGGCGCCCGACGTCAACTGCCGGACATGCGCGCACAGCACGCCCGTGGTCGAAGGCGAGGACGGCGGGTGGGACTGCAAAGAGTTTGGCCAGGTGGGCCTGCTGGCGCAGCGCGAGTCGCACCGCTGCAGCTCGCACCGCTACATCCCCATCCTGCTCGAGCGCTTCGCAAAGCAGAAGGACTATGTCAATGGTGATGTCGTGTACGAGCAAAAGCACGGCACCTTTGCCAACGGCCAGGGCGACGGCGCGCTGAGCTCGCTGGAGATCAAGGCCTGCAAGCAGAAGGAGATGCTCGCCGATGCGGCGGCCATGACGGCCGCGCTGCGAGCGCACGGCATCACCACGGCGAGGGTCGTCGCATGAATCGGGAATCACTGGCCGAAGAGTACGGCGAAGAACTGTTGTTCCTAGATCCGCCAGAGTCCTTTGATCGCTGCATCGTCGGCGTGGCGCACCGCTGCGGCATGGAGCCTGTCGTGGTGTACGACCAAGAGGAGGTGATCAGCAGCCTGATGCTGGGCGGCATGGACCGCGAAGAGGCTGAGGAGTGGTTCAGCTTCAACACCGCAGGCGCCTACGTCGGACCGCGCACGCCGATGTTCCTGGTCAAGGCGGGGGCCGCATGAAGCGCGAAGAGCTTTTCATGCGCAAGGTCGTTGCCGTGCCCATCGCGGGTTGCTGGATGAGCGTGGAATGACTTACTCTCTTCGCCCCTACCAAGCCCGCGCACTGGACGAGCTCTGGGCGTGGTTCAACCGGCACGAGGGCGGCAACCCCATCGTCGAGGCCTGCGTCGGCGCCGGCAAAAGCCTGATGATCGCGGCCCTGGCGCAGCGCGCTGACGCCGAACACCCGGGCACCAGGGTGCTGGTGCTGGTCCACCAGAAGGAGCTGCTCGAGCAGAACATCGAGAAGTTGCTGAAGATCTGGCCAACCGCGGACGTGGGCCTGTACTCGGCGGCCATCGGCAAGAAGCAGATGGGTCACCAGCTCACCTACGCCACGATCGGCAGCATCTACAAGCAGGCGCACCGCCTCGGCCGCATCGACATCGTGCTGGCCGACGAGTGTCACCTGATCAACCCAAAACAGACTGGGATGTGGCGCACATTCCTGGCTGACCTGACCAAGTACAACCCGCACACCCGCGTGATCGGCTGGACAGGAACCCCATTCCGCGGCAACGGCGTGTGGGCCACGGCCGGAGAAGAGCCGCTGTTCACCAACGTCGCCACCAGGGTGACGATGAAGGAACTGCTGGGCTTGAAGTTCCTGTCTCCCCTGGTGCCAGCCCCGACCGTGGCCAGGGTGGACGCACGGGACGTGCGGATGTCGGGCGATGACTACGTCGTCAGCGAGCTGGCCAAGGTCACCGACAGGCCCGGCCTCGTGGAGGCCACCTGCAAGGAGATCGTCGAGCTCGCCCGCGCCCGCAAGCGGTGGCTGGTGTTTGCCGTGACGATCGCCCACGCCGAGCACGTCAGGGACGCGCTACAGCGCCGCGGAGTGGCGGCTGAGGTGGTGAGTTCGGAGACCCCGAAACAAGAGCGTGCAGCCCTGATTGCGGCCTTCCGCGGGGGCAGGATTCGCTGCCTGGTGAACGTGGCCGTGCTGACCACAGGCTTCGACGTCCCGGAGGTGGACTTCATCGCGCTGCTGCGCGCCACCAAGAGCCCGGTGCTGTACGTCCAGATCGCCGGCCGCGGGATGCGGATCGCCGACGGGAAGACCGACTGCCTGTGGGCGGACTTCACCGACACCACGATCGAGATGGGCCCGGTCGACGAGGTCAAGGGACGCATGCCCAGCACCAAGCGCAAGGGCGAGGCGCCCAGCAAGCTGTGCCCCAACTGCGGCAGCAAGAACCTGGCGGCCGCGACGCAGTGCGTCGACTGCAACTTCAAGTTCCCGGAGCCTGAGCGCATCAAGCACGGCGACCAGGCCTCGAGCGCGGCCATCCTCAGCAGCCAGGCCAAGACCATGATGGAGATGGTGCCTGTCACCGACGTGCGCTATCGCCTGCACCACAAGGAAGGCGGCACCGAGAGCCTGCGCGTGGAGTACTACGACGGCTTTCAGCGCGTGGCCTCTGAGTGGGTGTGCCTCAGCCACGACGGCTACGCACGCAAGAAGGCCGAGGCCTGGTGGGCCATGCGCGCCAAGATCGACGCCGTGCCCCACGACACCGAGGAAGCCCTCGAGTGGCTGGAGTACGACGACCAGATCCTGCGCAGGCCCGCGGCCGTGATCGTCAACCGGGCCGGGCAGTACCCGACCATCGTGTCCCACCAGTGGGACCAACCAGCATGACCAAGACCGAACTGAACATCCGCCTCGAGCTTCACGGCCGCGAGCTGAAGAGGCTGCAGTCGATCAGGATCAACTGCCAAAGCTGCGAGCACTACATGAGCAACTACTGCAAGAAGTTCGACGCAGCGCCGCCGCCCGACATCGTGGCCAGCGGATGCGACGAATGGCGGTGGGACGCCATACCTTTTAAGTGAGAGGCGCATGAACACCTCAGAAAAAACATGCTTTAAGTGCTTGTGCGTAAGACCTCTCAATGATTTTTACAAGCACAAGATGATGGCAGATGGACATCTAAACAAGTGCAAGCCCTGCACAAAATCAGACGTCAAAAATCATCGCGCAGCAAACATCGATCGCATACGCGAGTACGACAAGAGCAGGGCAATAGCGCCTCATCGCGTTGAGGCTCGGGAAAAGTACCGAAAAACAGAAGAAGGTAAGGCGGCGTTCAAAAAAGCGCGAGAGAAGTACCTTCTAAGCAATCAAGAAAAAAGATTGCAGACATCAAAGCGCTATTACGAAAGAAACAAAAGCAAGTGCCAAGAAAGCTCAAGGCGATACATAAAGGAAAACTTTGACAAAGTGCGCGCAGTCAAGACAGCGGCTCAGAAAAAGCGCCACTCTGGAAAGATTCTCAGGACGCCGCATTGGCTGGCTCCTGAACACATTGAGGCGATGAAGCTCAGGTACAAAGAAGCAAGGTGGATGACAAATCGAACTGGCGTTAAGCATCACGTTGACCACATTGTTCCGCTGAACGGGTCAAACGTAAGCGGTCTGCATGTGCCTTGGAACCTTCGCGTAATACCGGCGAGGGAGAACATGAGGAAGGGAAACAAGTGAACGCAAACGACACCCAAGTGGGCGGCGACCACTACCAGCACCAAAACATACAGCCCTGGGACTACATCGCGGCCAACGGCCTCGGGTACTTCGAGGGCAACGTCGTGAAGTACGTCAGTCGCTGGCGCGACAAGGCCGGCGTGGAGGACTTGCGCAAGGCCAGGCACTACCTCGATAAGTTGATCGAGTTGGAGACCAAAAACGCCCATCACCCAGCGGGCATCATCAATGCTGGGCACAACCCCCGTAAGGATTTTTTGGAGAAAACATGAGCGCCACTTACGCCATCGCCAACGTGCAGCACGCACTGCAGGCGCTGAAGGAGAAGATCCCCCCGGAGAAGTGGGGCGAGACTCCGCTGCCGGTCATCGCCGCGCCCGGCTGGTGGATGGAGGAGGTCCGCAATGAGCTGGGCGTCGCGCCCGGGTTCGAGCCCGGCGAGATCCACGGCTGCCACGTCACCCGGAACGACAACGTCACCGAGCCGGCGCTGATCGACCACGACGGCAAGGTCTACCCGATCTTGCCGCAGTGGTTGCGCGCCAAGACCGCAGCCGACAGTGAAGGGGGTGAGGTATGAGGCGACATGAATCGAATTTGCCATTCGGCGGGCCGGCGTTTCCGTTTGTCTTTGACGACGGAAGGCAACGCAACGTTTACACAGGCATGACCCTGCGCGACTACTTCGCGGCGAAGGCTATGCAGGCGTTCATTGGAAACGCTAACTTAAACGTCTTTGACGTTGCCGCCGTAGCTAGGGGCGCCTACAAGATGGCCGACGCCATGCTGAAAGCGAGGGAAGAATGAACCGCAGCAGCTACCGCGAAGTCGAGATGGATGTCATCCGCTGGGCTGAGGCCAGGCGCATCATCCCGAACAGCACGGCGCAGGCCCAGTTCCTGAAGGCTGTGTCGGAGATGGGCGAGCTGGCCGACGCCATCAACAAGAAGGATCTGGCCGCCACCAAGGACGCCGTCGGCGACACCCTGGTGTGCCTGATCAACATGTGTGCCCTGCTAGACATCGACATGGTCGACTGTCTGGCCGGCGCATACGACGAAATCAAGAACCGCAAGGGCACACTGCTGCCATCTGGCGTCTTCGTCAAGGAGGCAGCATGAGCTTTGTCTGTCCACTGCCGCCCGAGAAAGTCTTCGTGCGCGCCGAGTACCTCTACGACCACGACCCATCCCGGGTCGGCCAGCTCATCGAAGGGATCTGGGTCAGCGCCAAGTCCATCCGCGGCCAGGCCTTCCGCTTCGAGACCTACCTCCCGGAGTTCGGCGCGCTGTATGACAAGCTGCCCCTGAGCGCGTTCGTGTGGCACGACGTCCTCGAGGAGGATGATCAGCTACCGCTGGATGTCCTGCAGATCTGGGACTGCATGAGCTACCACATCGAGGTGATCGACAAGCCCTTCCTCAAGGGCCTGCGCGCTGAGTTCTTCGGCAAGGACAAGAAGCTGCACCCGGGCGAGTACATGCTGACGATCGACTCGTGCAACCCCGACCCGCGGGTCCCTGACTTCGGGTTCAGCGAGACGCCGGAGGAGCACAAGTCGTTCAACCTTCTGCGCCTGGACAACGGCCAGTTCGCACTGCAGCCGAACAACCGCTGCAGGTTCTTCGACCCGGCGATCACCCACAGCGAGCTGCGCATGCCCGACTTCAAGGTGTGCACCCGCATCTTCCGGGTGGAGAACACCGCGAAGTGGCGCCTGGGCGACACCTCGACGGTGACCTACGACGAGCGGGGCGAGTAGGTCAGTCCCGCTCCTTGCCTTCCACCGTGAGACCGGCCCTGAGCCGGTCTCTCTTTTCTTGCTGCAGCTCGATCTGGCGCTCAGCATTCTCGGAGCTGATCGCACCCTTCTGCTCCAGGCGGCGAATGCTGCGCATGCTGGCCTCGATGTCTCGGATGAGCTTGTTCTCCTGCGACTGCCGGATCTTCTCTGACAGCTCTAGGTCGATGGGCCTGGCCTTGATGCCGACGGTCTGCATGGCAGAGTAGACAAGCGACACCGGCTGACCCTGCTTGTCTACGCCGGTGTACTCGGCGATTCCCAAGTTCAAGGGCTCGCCCATCTGGTTGGCGATCACGTTCATCGCCCGCTCGAAGTGGGCGTTGCCTACCGCGACCGCTGGGGTGAACTGCTTCCACGCCCATTCGGCGCGCTTCTTTGCAGCCTCTGCTTCGGTGTCGGCCGCGGTCACGATATCCTTGCCACGGAACGTGTCCTTGTTGGCCAGCATGGCGTAGGCCGTTGTCAGGATCGGGTTGTTCGGAGTGAGCGGTGCGATCAGCGGCACGCCGCCAGCGTTGTTGACCGCGTCGAACAGGTCGCCGCCCGGGAAGATCCGGCTGACGTCCAGGAACACGGGCAGGCCTGTCGCCTCGTCCATCCCGAGGCGGATGGACTTGTAGGTCCCCAGCGTCAGGCTGGCGCCCTTCATCCACTCAGGCAGGTTCTTGCGCTCGTCGGCCTCCAGGGCCTTGGCCTTGGCCGCGAAGTCCTCGTCAGTGAAGCGCCGCTTGATCAGCTCCCACCACTCCTCGTCTTCGCCCGCCCCTGCAGCGATCGCATACATGGCCGCGTTGATCGTGTACAGCGCCGCTGCCGGGGCAGCATACCGCCAGGGGTGGGTCAGCGCCGCCTCGAACATCGCCGGGATCGCCTTGTAGGTGTAGGCAAAGAACGGCAGGGCGAAGTCGCGGATGCGCCTGGCGTTCTTCGGCAGGTCGTCGTAGGTGAAGATGAACTTCTGGGCGTAGTCGACGGACTCATCTGGAGTCAGCCCCTTGGTGCGAGCCTCGCGGTAGATCAGGTAGCGGAAGAACAGGTCCTCGGCCTCGTAGGCCTTGCCCATAGGCTTGCGCAGCCAGAACGACAGCGCGTTCCACACGCCCTCCACCGCCTGGCCCGCCTTGCTCTCGGTCTTGGCGGCCAGCACCTTGAGCTGGTCAGGCAGAAGGTCGGTCATCTCGGCCTGGGTCATGGTGCCCAGCCACAGGCCGGCGTCCTTCGCCTCCTGCAGCATCGGCGCGTTCTTCATGATGTCGCGCGTGGTGGCCACATACTTGTGAGCGTCCCAGTAGGACACGCCAGCGAAGTGCGCCATGGTCACGTTGGACATGATGTTGTTGGCGTGGCTGACCGGGTTCAGCACGGTCTTGCCCTCCTTCCACATGCTCATGCCCTTGAGGTACATCTTCAGCACCTCGCTCTGCATCGAGTCATCAAAAGCGGTCAGGTGGTCCAGCACCTCTTGGGGAACCCACATGCCGGCCAGCTTGCCGTACCGCTTGGCATAGGTGTCCTCGATGTTGGTGCGCGGCACCTGCACGAAACCAGGCTTCTCCTTCTTGCTGGCTACGGTGCTGGCGATGTTCTCGTACAGCCGGCCCAGCGAGATGTCACGCTGGCTCTTGCTGTAGCCCATGACGAACCGGAACATGGAGTCCCGAATCTCGCCCATGTCGTCGCGCTCCTGGCGGGTGTAGTCGCGCCAGACCGTGATCTCAGTGTCGGTGTCGGGGTCAAAGTCGGGGTCGCGTTCCTCCCATCCTTCGGCAAGCCAGGCCTCGAGGTCTTCAACGGGTATGGTCTGAAACAGACCCCGGCCCTTCAGGCTGGAGCCGCCGATGCCCTGCATCGTCTTCTTGCGACCCAGCAACGCCATGGTCGCCTTGGCCCATGCGTTGGCCTCGCCCCTGAGCTTGGACTCGTAGAAGCGCGGCAGGTACTTGCCGTCCCACCGGCCGGCCGCGTCCTTCGTCAGCATGCCCAGGCGCACCAGCTCCGCGGTCTGCTCGGACATGATGGCCTGCATGCTTGCCGCCAGCTCGAGCACGCGCTTGGGCGGCTTGGCGCCACGCTTGAGCTCGCCCTCGATGACGTCGCTGATCATCTCGCGCTCTTGCTGCGGCAGCTCCTGCAGTTTGGTGGCCACGTCCACCGTCAGCTCCTGGGCCTTGGAGATCTCCATCTTCATCTTCCGCATGGCCCGCGACAGGTCGGTGCTGATGGGCTTGAGAGCCATCTTGTCCAACACCAGGTTGGCCACGTCGGCCGCGTAGCGGTAGGCCTTCGCGCCGGCGCCGAAGGTGAAGTTGCCCAGGTCGTCGCGGCCGAGGAACCAGGACTGCTTGGCGCGCTTGCTGAGGCTGGGCCCTGGCTCAGTTTCAGCGCGTCGGCTGAACGCAGGAGCCTCCGCGCCCTCGATTGCATCCACACCGTTCAAGGCGAGGAAGGCCTTCATCTCGGCCATCCCCTTGATGGTGACCTCGCCTCCCGCCGTCTTGAACGTGTAGGTGCAGTTCTCAGCCATTGCCCAGCTCCTGGTCCATCATCAACATGCCCGCCTTGTCGCCGCTCACCAGGCCCAGGCGCGACATCAGGTCGCCGTACTCGCCCACGCTCTTGCGCTGGGTCTCGAGGAACTGCAGCATGAACTGCTGGGTCGTCACGCACTTGCACTCGCGATACCACTTCTCGTAGTCGCGCATGAGCTGCAGCTCGGTCTCGTAGCCCAGCTCGATGGCGTCGACGATGTCGGTGACCACCTCAGTGCAGGCCTCGAGCGCCGGCACCTTCGCGCTGGTGCCGCGGTCGTTCATGTAGTCGGCGATGAGCTGGTAGTGCTTCAGCTCGTCAGCGCTCTCGCCAGCGAAGAACTTCTGCGTGCCGAAGAACCCGACGCGCTGCATCTGGTTGGCGATGTGCTTGTACAGGTGCGAGGCGTAGAGCTCGGCGTGGACCGCTTTGTTCAGCATGTCCTCGGTGGGCTTGTCGAGCAGATTGGAGACAGGCATTGTGATACCTCACTTGCAGTTGATCTTCACCAGGCCGGCGTCGTCGAGCCGCTCCAGGATGTCCATGAACTCTTGGTCGATGCGGCGGATTGTCTCAGCCATCGGGTGCGCGTCAACCCGCTCGAGCGCACGCACGCGCCCAAGGCCGCGGGCATCTTGCAGATCGCGGAACAGGCTGGCCACTTCCTTGTCCTCAGCGCGGGCGCGCTGGCTGAATGCGGGCGCATCCTCCCAGCCCTGCGGCGACGAGCTCGGCTTGTAGTTGTCGCCGATCCAGCCCATCAGGTTGACATCGGTCTTGACCTTGCGGTCGGCGATCATCTTCTCGAGCTTGGGCCACACCCCAGGCCAAGACACGAAGTTGCCATTGAGCTTGACATCAGCCTTAGGATCTCCAGCCTTGCGCCCCGTCATCGCCTGTTTGGCCAGGCCCGGGTCCAGGTACAGCAGGTTGCCGTCGTTGATGCGCTTCATCAGCACCTGCTCGTTGGTCTTGCCGCCCGAGATCGACACGCCCTTGGCGTAGATCGACATCACCGCGCCCGTCGGGTCTGTCTTGTCCACCGACACCTTGATCGGGACGATCAGCGCGCCCTTGTCGCTGGTGATCGGCAGCACCAGCTCGAACTCGCGAGGGTTGCCGTCCTTCGACTTCAGCACCATGGCCGGGCGGTAGATGCCCTCGATGAGCTGCTTGGGCGTGATGTCGGGCAGCTCGTCCGCGTGTCCTTTTTCTGCTTTGGTCCTGACAAACACCTTCTTGACAATGCTGGTGGCGATGTCGAAATCCTGCGTGCGTGCGCCCAGCATGTTGAGCACATGGGGCAGGCGGCCGATCGTGAGCTTCGGCAACTGGCCATCCTGCTGCGCCTCGCGGATGTAGCGCTGCAGGTTGATCGAGGCGCCCTCGATCTCTCTGTTCAGCGCGCTTTGCGGCGACACCTTCGGCAGTTGGCGGTTGCTGAACATCGGCTGAGCGCGAAGCTCGCGAGCCAGATCGCCGCGGTACATGACCTTGTCGGACTGCCACACCGGGCTGCCAGCCAGGCGCTCGTAGACCTCCGGCATGCTGCGAGAGATGAGCTCCGCCCAGCGCTTGCCGGACACCTGCCCGGCCGGCAGCATCTTGTTGGCGGAGATCTTCTCGGCGTCACTCAGCACCCGCTCGCGGGCCGGCGCGACAGGCTCGCCTGCCATGCGACTGCGAGCGCCGAGCTGCTCGACGGGTACGGCGTGCCGACCCAGCAGCACCGCGTTGCCTGACGGCCCGGCGTCGCGCACCATGTAGCCGTCGAAGCCGGCGTCGATGACCGCAGACTCGAAGTCGTTGAAGGCCTCGTTGTCGCGGCGCAGACGCAGCGCGTCCTCGTCGACGTCGTACAGGTTTTGCAGATTAACGCGGTGAGCCTGGCCGCCCACGCCGGCCTCAGGATTGATGCCAGTGCCGCGATCGATGTAGAAGTAGATGCGCTGCTTCAGGCGCGGGTCTGCGCCCTGCAGGCGCGCCATCTCGGCACCGCGCAGGCCGGTGCCATACATCACGCTGTCTAGGGTCGTGCGGGGCTGGGTGCTGTAGTGGTAGGCGGCCGCGGAAGCGGCGCCCTCTCGAGGGGTGCCGTAGGAAGGGGTTACCGCTTGAACGTCTTGCGGCCCCACTCCTCGATCGCGTCCACCGCCGGCTGCATCGGATCCGCCTCGGTTGCTGAACTGGATTCGGCCGGGGTCTCCCCACTGGTACTTTTCGGCGAAGTCCTCGAAGACTCGCTGGACCCGAGGCGCGAGAACACTTCTGGCCCAGTCGAGAACATCGGATCGTCCCGCGGCACCAATCCTTTGTACGTAAGTTTGCCCATTGGGGTTTGCCTCCCAGTCGTTAGTTGGCATGTCGCCACTTGAGGCGAACACGCGCACAGATCCATCTGGCAGCACACCTTCCGCGACCTTCACGATGTCGGACTGGAGTACTGCGTTTGTGATGATACCGAAATTCACAACTCTTATGCCAGTGGGCGAGCTGATCAGCGCAAACTGGTTCTGCCAGTTGGCGTGTTTCTTCTCATCCATCCACTTGCCGATCGCCGCCTCGAGGTCCTTCGTCTCGGTTGGGTTCAGCGCTCGGCCGATGTCGATGTCTAGGCCGTTGGACTGCCCCTTCGTGCCGGCGTAGAACGGCCGGTGCCAGCCCACCCCTTCCTGCCTGGCCACCAGGCCAGCCACAGACGCATAGACGTTGAGCAGTTCGGCCTGCGCCGGGTCGACGTTGGTCTTGCCAGCATCGCCACCAGCCGGCGCCATTGCCACGCGCTTCTGCGTGCTGGGTGACACCTCGCCCTGCCACACGCCAGGGCGCATGATGTCGCTGGGCTCCGTCAGCAGGCCGAGCTGTGCAGCCAGCATGTCGGTGCCGTTCTCGTCGTAGAACGCACGTTGCACGGCCTGCTGGAACTCCACCTGCTGGGCATACGGTGCGGTGTGGATCCCATCCAGAACGCCCGTGCTGCGGCCTGGCCGAGCCTCGAACGAAAGCTGGCCGATGTGGCGCCCGACTCCATCGGCGAAGTCGAACTTGGCCTGCTCGGTGTCTGCCTTCGTTGGCACATGCTCCATCGCATGCTTGAGCCAGTTGTCGCGGTGCTTCTGTGCGTCGATGATCACGCGGACCTTCTTGCCCTTCGCATCGCGCTCGAACTTGATCCAGCCCTTCTTCTCGCTGGTGGCCTCGGTCCTCTGCTTGACACCCTTGTTCTCCATGCGGGCCTTCATCGCGACCCAGATGGCGGCCTGCACTTGCTGCGGCTCCCAGCCCATTTCCTGCGCAATACGGTTGGTCTCGTTTTCCATGAAGGCGTACTGCGTGGCAGTGGGCGCGTCGTTGGCGTACTCGGCCGCACGCATCATCCACATGTCGATCGTCGCGCCCTGCTTGCCGGCAGTGCTGGTGTCGATCTCGCGCAACAGATTGAAGAAGAAGTTGCCTGTCTTCTCGCCAGACCAGAAGGCGTCGACGTCGGCCATGGCCTGGGTCGCCTTCTTGTCCTGCACTCCGGTCTTCACGCTGATTGGCTGGCCAGCCTTGTACTGCGCCCAGGCTCGCAGAGCAAACGTCGAGTTGCTGTCGACACGCGCCTGCGGGCTGTAGATGGCCAGCAGGGCCACGAACTTGCGCGCCTCCTGCACGTTGCCGCCAGTCATGCGCAAGATCGCCAGGCTGCTGTTCTCGTACCAGTAGCGGCCGCGCTCCCCCTCCAGCGTGAGCATGCGCAGTTGCTTGCGCAGCGCGACGATCTTTCCAGGGGTGTTGTACTTCTCGGGCGCGCCCAGGTACTTGCCGTCTTTCATGGGCAGCTTCTCGGTGACCTGACCACCGCGGCTGTAGGCGGTCTTGCGCCCCTCGAGCGCGGCCTTTACACGAGGCGCGGCTGCGTTGGTAAAGAGGTAGCCGTCCTTGGTGACGCGACCCTTGACGTCTTCTGGGATCTGCGATCTGATGTTTTGCGAATCACCGTAGACGACAATCGAGCCGTCCTTCATGGTGCGAACATCAAAGCTCCCGATCCTTTCGGCGCCCCGCCGAGGCGGCTTTGTGTATAAGGGTTGTGATATACTCGACTCGTCAGGAGATCCTATGAAAGTCCCCTCTTCCTTCCCGCCCGGCTGCAAGTTCGTTGCCTCGTTCTCCGGCGACGACTGGGTCAAGTTCCCAGACGGCCGTGTGTTCAAGCTCGACGACGCGAGCGGCGAGCTGCTCGAGCGCGACGCGCTCCCCCGCTCCGGCGCCCCTTCCGACGAGGCGTACTTCCTGCGCGCAGCGGCGGCCGCGGCCTCGCGGTAGTACTCGGACTGGGCCTCGACAACCGCCCGGCGGATGTCAGACCCTTCCGGCTGATCGCGCTCGATCTCGTACAGCTCGTGCCCTTCCTCGCCCTTGGCGGCGAGCATCTCGGGCACGTTGATCTGGATCTCGGCTATCGTGCCGTTGGGCGTGCGGACATTGATCAGCACGTCGCCGTAGCCTGACGACAGGAATCCCTTGTTGTCGACGTCGTTGCCCGCCATCTCGATGTCGGTGCGATTCTTGACGCGCACGACCTCGAACTCTTTGCGGATCTCGTCGACCACGGCCGGCGCATCAGCGTAGCTGTCGACCACGATCGTCGAGCGCAGCAGGTCCTTGATGTTGTCGACGTTGAACTTCTCTTCAACGGCCAGCTTCTCGGCGGCGCGCTTGATGCCCTTGATCGGCGCCAGCATCTGACCCAGCGCGCCGGTGCGCTCACCGATGTCCAGGATCTTTTGGTCATAGTCGAGCTTGGCCTCCTGCGCAGCCTGCAGGCGCGGGCGCAGCAGGCCCTCGGCCTTCACGCGATCGGCGCCAGAGATCTGAACGGGTGCAGCCTCGGCCTTGAACTGGGTGATGTACCCGCGGGCGCGCTCGACCAGCTCGCTCGGCAGGAACTCTGAGGTCTTCGGCGCAGCGAAGTTGTCGCGCTTGGGCTGGTACTCGATGGCCTTCGGGACCACCCGGTTGCTGAACATGAACTCCGACTTCTTGCCGTAGGTCGGGTTCTTGGCCAGCACCAGGGGACCGATCTGGATGACCTCGTCGGCGGCCGTCACTGGCTCCATGCTGGAGCGGTCGTAGAAGTAGCTGTGCCGCTCGGGGTCCATGCCGACCTGCACCCAGTCCTTGGACTTCAGCGCCTGGTCGGCCTTGAGCTTTGCCTCGGCCGCAGTCGTGGGCTTCCAGTCGCCCATGATCGTGGCGATCGTGCCCTTGGCTGAGCCGGCCGCGATCTTCGCTGCAGACTTCTCGAGCATGCCGAACTCGGCATTCGTCACCGACGCGACCGGCTCGTAGCCAATGACCTTGCCGGCGCTGAACGAACGCCCTTCGGGACGGTGGACGCTGACCACCCAGGCGCCGTGCTCGGAGTACGACGGGATGTCCAGGCGCAACTGCGCCACCTCGCCGGCCTTGAACTCTTGGCTCGGCAATCCGAACTTGGCGGCCTTCTCTTCGGACTGGCCTTTGCCATTGGCTAGGGCAAACTTCGCTGCCTCGGTGGTCACTGGCTCCGGCACGCTTTGGTACGGCTCGACTGGCTTGTACTCGTTGACCAGCTTGTCGTAGTCGGCCTTGGTAATCTCTCCAGCCTGTAGCTTTGCCATGCCCTCCTGCAGCTCAGGCGTGCGCTTGACGACGTCCTTGAAGTTCATGCCGATGCGCGAACGCTCGGAGGCCATAGGCAAGCGAGCCGACCCAGCGCCAGGCGTGGGCAGCCCGCGCTCTTCAGCCATCGCCATGGCCGCCAGCTTCTTGCGGCCCTGCTGGATGCCGTCACTTGCCCATTTGATCGCGGCCTTGATCGCAGCGTCACCCTCTGCCACCTTCGATCCGAAGCGGCGCCCCATGTACTCGGGGCTAATCTCCATGCGCAGTGGCTCATCAGGTGAGCTCACCACACGCCCGATCACATCCCCCAAACCGCTGACTGCAATCGCGTACTCGCCGGCCTCTGGGCCAGGCTGATCAAAGCCGAACCGGCTCGCTTGGGCGTCGGTCTCTGGCGTGGTCGTGCGGTTCGACGCCATCGCCTCGCCAGCAATCTTCACATCGGGCTGCAGGCCCTGCGCCTTCATCGCGTCGGCGTAAGCGGTCGTCAGCAGGTTGCGAGCCTTCTCGACGTCGGAGATGTACTTGTTGACGAAGTCTTCGCCGTACTGCTTCTTGGCGCCGGTGATGATGTCGCCGAGCTTGGCGATGATGGTCTTGGCCACCTCGCCGAACTCCTTGTTGCCCATCTTCGTGCGCAGCTCTTGCCAGAAGTCCTCGCGCTTGCTGATGGCCTGCACCATCATGGCCGGGGCTTCCTCCTCGAACTTGTCCGGCGTGTAGCTGAACTCGTCGAGGAACTTGTCCTTGCGGTCCTGGCGGAACAGATCCAGCAGCGCAGCATTCAGGCTCTTGCGCTGAGCCTCCGGCAGGCCGTGGTAGGCCTCATGCACTGTGATGGCCAAGGGCGCATCGTCCGCATCGTCGGCGACGAACAGGTGCTTGCCGCCGACGGTGTTGATCATGCCGTTGGGCAGCGCGCCTGCACCGGTCTCCTGGTGGACTACCGTCAGGGTCTTGCCCATCAGGCGCGCCACCGCGCTGGCCAGGCGCTGCGAGTCGTTCAGGTCGGTCGACTTGACCGGCGAAAACGTGACACCGATCTGCTGATCGAGCTGCTTGTTGAGCGAGCTCAGCTCTCGCAGAGGCGCCGTCGGCGCGAGCTTCAGTCCGGCACGTTCAGTATCAGACAGTTCAACCGGCGTGCCGGTTGCTGCTGGGATGCCACCTGCGCCGCCTTGTGCGGCACCTGCCATTTGGCCTGCTGGTGTTGCTCCTTGCGTTTGGCCTTGCTGGGCTTGAGGGGTTTGCGTGCCAAGGTTGGTCTCCTTTTGGTATCCGACAATTTGAAAGCGCCCATTGCCTATGGGCTCGACGCGCCAGTCGTGAGTCTGCCTGGTGTCGATGACCGTGCTGGCAGTGGCCATCGCCTGCTGTGCGTCCTGCTCGTTCGCGTAGCCAGTCTTTGCGCGGCCAGTCCAAGTCAGCGGCTCACCGCCTACGGCTACGCCGGCAGGCTGTTGGCCGGGCGCACCTCCAGGAGGAACAGCCTGTCGATCATTGACTCCAGGGATTGGGGCAGTTCTGCCTCCGAGCCCGGGGGCACCTGCATCGCCAGGTCCTGCAGCTCCCATGCTTCCGTCAATGAGACCGCCCCCTGCCTCACCCCCTGCTCCAGCCAGTCCTCCAGGTAAGCCTGTTGTGCCGACATTCGCGCCTCCCATGCGCAGCTTATCCAGACCGAACTGCTCCTCGGTCGACGGGTTGATCTCGGGCAGGATAGGAGCCGCGTTCGGCAGCGGCACCTCGATGTCCACCAGGCCAGCCTGCTTGGTCGGCGAGTCAGGCGGGGTGAAGTTCTTGACGGTTGCGGCGGGGGAGATCAGGTTGGAGGTTCCGGCCTCCGTGCGCAGCATGTCAATGCTGATAGCTCGAGATGCCTCTGGCCCGAGGTTCTCAAACGCACGCCCAGCCGAGTCGATCTCCCGCGCAATCTGGCGCTCAGGCTCGTAGTAGCCGGTCGCCGCGGCGGCAACCTGGGGCGCGCTCATCAGCTTGCCCGTCACGCCGCCAACAACTCCGGCTTCGGCCAGGCCCTTGGTCAGCTCAATGTCCTTGCCTTGGAAGTACTTGTCGAGCACGTTGCCGCCGAACTGTGCGGCCACTTCCTCAATCGCGTTGGTCAGCCCGTTGGCAGTGATTGCACCGCCGGCCTGCAGAGCGCGCTGGCCAGCCACCGCCAACACCGTGTTGGCCTTGGCAGGAGACATCCCCTTGAGCACGTCTCCGACCTTGTCAAACACGCCAAGCGGCAGCTTCTCGGATACATGCTCCACCGCACCCTTGGCGAGCGCCACGCGAGAGTCGTCTCCTTGGGCAAAGCTCTGGCCAGACGCCGTACCTGCCATGCCTGGCAGCAGCACCGCGCGCAGCGGAGGAGCGAACGCGGCCAGCAGAGACTGCGCGATCTGCGGCGAGTTGGCGGCGAGCTTCGACATCAGCCAAGGCGCGAACTCGTCGCGCTTGATGGCGACGTCCATCTCTTGCTTGCCAACCTTTGGCATGAAGTCGCTGGCAGACTTGGCCAGGTACTCGGTGCCAAATGCCGTAGACACGGGCGGAAGATCCTGCATTCCCAATGCGCGAAGCACTGGGTTGATGGCGGTCTTGTTGAAGGCGTCTGCAGCGACCGAGGGAATGTTGATCACGCCGCTGATCAAACCCGCGGAGCCGGCAGCAATAGAACCCAGCAGCGGATTCTCTTCAGCAAACTTGCGGCGCCCTTCGGCTTCCGCCATTTGGCTGGTAACGCCACTGATCTCGTCTACGCGCAGGCCCTCATCGGCCACGCGCACGCCCTGCGCCAGCATGCGCCGCTCGGCGATCTGCTTGGCCGAGCGGCCATCCATGATGTCGCCAAAGCCAGGAGTGACATCAGGAATTGAGACGGGCGAAGCTGCGCCGGCACCAAGCCTGGGCGGCGGGACATTGCCGGGTCCACGCGGAGCATCCAGCAATCTTTGAACTCGCCCCTCCTGGTCCAGGCTGATGCGCTTGTTTTCTGCCTGCGCCTCAGCCAGGATCTGGCGAGCGGCACGGCCCAGCACATCGGTGCGGTTCTCGGCCAGCGTGGTCAGCAGGCCCATGCGGTCTTCAGGCGCGGCCTTGCCGATGATGTCCCGGCGGACTTCGGCCACATAGCCCTGATTCAGCATCGGGTCGTAACCCGGCGTCTTCGGCACGGGGCCGGGCTGGTCCAGCACGCTGCGAATCAGCGGCCCGCCGGTAGGCGCCCCCTGCATGGCCGTGGCCATGTCAGAGTAGTCTGTCGCGGGCGCAGGAGGCGGGTTGATGGGCCCGCGGCCACCGCCGGCCTTGCGAGCAGAGGGTGTCCCGAACACCTCATCCTCGGGAAGGTATGAGGTCGAGGTTCCGAACACCTCATCGTCGGACAAGTACTTGGTGGCCATCAGTGGATCCTGCTATCAGTTCGCCAACACCCAACCCTTGCCGTCCCAGCGAGCGGTCTTGCCCTTGTTCGGCCCGGCTTGAATGACCTGAGTGTCTCCTACCTTGCGAGACCCCGAGGCCGACGGAGCGGGGGACGGAGCGGCGTCTGAGCCGGAACCCGGCTTGGCTTTGGCCTTACCAGGCTGCCACTCATCCATCGCCGCCTGCGCTTGATCGAGGCGATCAATGAACGGCTTCGCCTTTTCAAGACGAGCCTGCGCGTCTTGGGACTTGTTATTACTGAGAGAACGCAGCGTTGCGTTGATCTCGTTTTCGGCGACACCCAGCTCACGCGCAAGCCGGGCCTTGGCGGAGCCAATCTTGCGCTGCAGGTCTGCGGTCTGGGCATTGATGACTTCGGGGTCCTCGCCGCTTTTGACTGCGTCGGCCTTCGCGCCACTAAGACGCCCGGCCGCAGCGGCCTGCCCGGCCTGCGCACGATTTTCAGAGATCACCGACTCGCCGACAGGCGTCGTGCTGGTCTGCCCCGTGAACTTGTTGCGAGTGACGTTGCTGTCGCCGCCGACGAGATCCTTGCCCGCACCAGCCGCCATGGCCTGGCCGATCATTCCAGCGGCAGCCGGCTGGCCAAGCGCAGCCTCGCTCATGTCCACTTCCTGCTGGTTGCGTCGGCCCTTTGTCACGTCGTCGTACTTGCCGCCGAGGCGGTAGGACTCTTCGATCTTGGCTAAGGTCTGCATCTTGGCCCGAGCTTCGCGCTCAAAGCCTGGAGGCAGCTCCTTGATGGTCTCTTCCACCAGCATCGCACCCCTGCGAGAGACGGCGTCGCTGTACTCATCGTTGGGCCCGGCAGTGTCATCTTGCAGGCGGCCATACCGAGTGATGTCACGCTTGAAAGGCTCGGTGTCCCCCGTCTCGGAGTACTTGCGCAGGCCGCGCAACTCGGGCACGGTCATGCCAGCGCGTCGGGCCAGCATGCCCTCGTCTTCGCCACCCTCGGCAATGCTCTTGGCGGGCAGGCCGCCGTCAGAGCCGCCAGAACCCTGGCGCGACGCAGCCATCTCTGCGCGCAGCTCACGGGTGCGCTGGTTCTCACGCTCGGTAGCCGCCAGGCGCTCGCGCTGGAGCTCAGCCTTCTCACGTTGGCGCTCCTCCTCGAGCTCGCTGCGCATCATGTAGTCGCCAACGGTGCGCCCCGCATTGGCAATGCCCTGGCCGATGCCGGCCCAGATCAGTCCGCTCATGCTGGCATCTCCTCGCTCTCAGCCATGCGGTTGAACTCCTCGGGGTCCACCTGGTCCATGGCCTGCTGAAGTTGCGTAGTATCCATGCCTTGCTCACCCAGGTAGCGCAGGATCATCTGCTTGAGCGCCAAGGCGATGTCGGAGGCCTTGTACTGCATGCCAGCCGCCTCGCCGATGTCGGCCACCTCCTGCAGGATCTTGGTGGCCAGCAGCGCAAACAGCTCATCAGGCACTGCGCCCTCGGTGCGCTCATCCACGATGGACGTGATCTCGTATGCCGTGTTGGCCAGACCCTCAATCGGGTCGCGCGCCGTTTGCAGAGACTTGGCCACACCGTCCGCAGCGTTGTTCTCGTACAGCGCCTGCATGGCGAACTTCAACGCGCCGGTGTAGTTGGGGTCAGTGTCGGGGTCCGGCCCGCCGCTGGTGTCGTTGGGTTCTGGGGCCTCGCCTTCTGCGGCCTCGTGCTGCATAGACCCACCTGCGCCCAGGCCCTCGATCGGCTCTTGCTCGCTGGCCTCATCCTGAGAGGAGGCCATGTTGCGATTGATCAGTCCTGCCATGGTCGTTCCTTTCAGGCGTAGAGGCGCGTGCCGACGTTGCTGTTCCAGTCGGCCTTTTGCTGAGCCGTCTGCTTCGCTTGATCATTCTGGGCCTTCTGCATGCCTACGCCCTGGATCAGGCCGCCGACGAGCTGCGTGCCGCCGGTGATGGTTGCCGCTTGGGCTTGAGGTGACAGGCTGGTAAAAGCGTTGGCGGCGCGGCTGATGAGGCCAGACTTGTTGGTCAGGACATTCGCAGCATCGCCAGCCACAGTTGGCAGGCCCGTAGACGTCGCGCCAGTGAACGCTCCCGCGCCGCCGGCCCCGCCGGTATTGACCGCAAGATTGGCCGCGTCCCCCGCAACGGTAGGTAGGCCCGTGGCCGTGGCGCCAGTGAAGGCGCCGCCAGCCCCCTGAGCCGCGGCAGTTGTACCCTGAATCCCAGCAGACAACTGAGAGCCGGCCTGCGCAAACTTGCCGCCCAATGCGCTGCTGGCCGCGCCAGTGAGACTGGTCCAGGCGTTGGCTATCCCCTGCCCGGCGCCGGACAAGAATCCTGAAATGCCTGTGCCGGCCGGCGCGGCCAGCCCTCCCATCAGCGCCGCGCCACCGAAGTACACCAGCGCAGCCCCAATCAGGATCTTGCCGAACTTCGACTTGGCCACCTTCTTCACGACGTTAACGACGCCCTTAACGACCTTGCTGACCGCACGGCCAATACCTTTGACGACCTTCGACATTTCAGGTTCCTCTCACATACGTCATGTTGATCGACTTGCGACCGAAGCCCAGGCGCTTGAGAAAGCGCACCAGCCGCAGGTCGACATTGGGCTCAAGCTCAAGCACCGCCACCTTGATGCCCGATCGTGACTTCACCCACCTGGCGAACTCGCGCAGCAGGGCCGCGCCAGCGCCAGGCTTGCGCGTGTAGTACAGCAGCACCGAGCACTGCAGGCCTCGATACCAGAACGACTTCTGCGTCATCGCCGCCACCGCAGCCACCACGTCGCCCGCCTCGTCCTCGGCCACCCACATGAAGTGCGCCGGGTTCAAGCACTGTATGGCCATCTCGCGCATCGCCTCGCGGTCCACAGTGACCGGCAGGGGATCGCGCATGACGGACTCCACCGCGATGTCCACAATCGCGGTGATGTCGCGGTAGGTGGCCTTGCGGACCAGCATGATCATCCTCAGGCGCCGCCGCCGTCGGTGGAAATGTTGTTCGGGTCAACGCCGTACATCGGATCCCCAGGCTCGCGCCCCCAGGCATCGCGCTGCATTGCGCCGTCGACGATGCCGCCGCGTGGTGCCGGCGACGGTGCGGGCGTAGGAGTTGGTGCCGGTGCGGGTGTCGGAGACGGCGGGGGAGCGGCATTACCGCCAGGTGTGATCGGCGTGGACGTGCCGCCCGGGGCAGACATGCCTGGCAGCGTCGTGTTGTAGAACGTCGAGCCCCACTGCAGCGTGCTGTTGGCGTTGGCGATGATGTTGTCGATCGCGCCCCGCTTGGCGTCAGGTGTCAAGTTGCCGTCGGCCATGATGGCGTTGATCGCAGAGCTGGTGTTGGCCGTGATGTTGGCCGCGAAGGTGCCGGAGACATTGGACTGCGACAGGCTGTTCTGCAGCTTGACCATGGCCGTCTGCTGTTCGCGATCAAGATTAGCCTGCGTAGCCTGGAAGCTCTGTCGCGCAGTTTCCAGAGTCTGCTGCTGAGCGCGGTCCAGCGCAGACTCACCGCGCTGGAAGCTCTGTCGCGCAGTTTCAAGCGCCTGCTGGGCGGTGATGTTGCGGTCGGTCAGCATGATCTGCTGGGCCCGGTCTTTCTCGGCCTGGGAGGCCTGGAAGGTCTGGGCTGCCGATGCCAGGTTCGCTTGCTGCGTGCGGTCCAGCGCACGCTCGCCAGATTCAAAGGTCCGGCCGGCGACGTTCTCGGTTCGCTGAAACTCTTGCCGCGCCGTCTCAAGTGCTTGTTGCGCCGAGATGTTGCGGTCGGTCAGCATGAGCTGCTGAGCTCGGTCCTTCTCATTCTGCGTGGCTTGGAAGGCCTGGGCTGCCGAGGCCAAGTTCGTTTGCTGGGCGCGGTCAAGCCCGCTCTCTGCCCGCTGGAACTCTTGCCGGGCCCTCTCCAGAGCAGCCGTAGCCGTAATGCTTTTGTCGGCCAGCATGATCTGCTGGGCGCGATCCTTCTCGGCCTGGGAGGCTTGGAATTCCTGCGCAGCTTGGGCTAGGGTCACTTGCTGGGTTCGATCAAGGCCGCGCTGCTGGGCCTCAAACGTGCGACCTGCCAAGTTCTCTGCGCCCGTGAACTGTTGCTGCGACGTCTGCAGCTCACGCTGCAATGATCGATCCATCCCAGACTGGCCGGCCTGGAACGATTGCTGCGCGCTCAAGACCGTCATCTGCTGTTGCCGGTCCAGATTGTTCTGTGCTGCCTGGAACTTTTGCTGCGCATCCTGCAAGTCCTTCTGAGCGGCAATGCTTTGCTCTTGCAGGAAGCGCTGCTGAGCCCTGTCAAGATTGTTTTGCGCACCAGTGAATTCCTGCTGAGCCTGCAGAAGGATTGACTGCTGTTGGCGATCAAGCGCGCTCTCTCGACTCGTAAACGCCTGCTGTCCAGCCTGCATGCCAAACTTGTTCTGCTCGCCGGCATTGAACATGCCGCCCTCGTTGGCGTACCTCTGGTTCGCCAGCGCCTGGTTACTGTAGGTCTGCGCATCCTGCTGCGCGATCGGCGTGATGCGGTCAATCATGGCCGCCACGCCAGCGCCCTGCGCCATGGAGCTGTTGACCAGTCCACGCTGGTTCATGTTCTGCAGCGCCAGCGTGCGCGCACGCTGCATCAGCGGGCTATCCTTGGCCAGCAAAGATTCCACTTGTGCAGCCGCGGTCTCGTTCGGACGATCGACCTCACGTTGTTGAGCCTCAAACCGCGCGGCTTGCATCGTCGGCAGTGGAGTGCTGGTCATGGCTTCTCTGACCAAACCAACCGTGCTGGCGGGGGCTGGCGCGGGGGTAGGTCCAGGCGCCGGCGCGGGAGCCGGTGCGGGCGCGGGAGCCGGTGCGGGCGCGGCCCCGCCAAGTCCCCTCTCTTGCATCCAAGCAACGTCCGTGGGGGAATAGCCTAGCGAGCCCAACTGCGCGCCAGTAACGCCCATGTTGTTCAGGATGTTGATGCGCTGATTCGGGTCGGTAATGGAGCCCCAGTTAGACGGCATCTTCAAGCCGAGGCGAGCGAACTGATCTTCCGGCCGTGACTGGGGTGTGGGCTCCGGTGCGGGCGCAGGGCTCATTCCTTGCGCCAAGTTGCGCAAGTAGCCCCAGTTTTCATCGGACTGCTCACCAAACACGCCTGCAGCAGATTGGCGAATCTGCGCGTCCGTCATACCAGTACCCAACAGGCGGTTGTAGTCCTGAGCCTTTTGCTGCGCCGTCGAACCTGCGGTGACGTTGAACGGGTTGTTGGGTACGGTAGTAGCCATGCGGAGACCTCAAACAAAAATGGCCCGCCGAAGCGAGCCAGTGAGAGCACTGCAGACGCAGTGACCCGCAGAAGATTGTAGGTGGAAAGACAGCATTGTGATAGCTCCCTGTACTACAAGAGAGCGGCCTCGGCTTTGCGACGCTTTACGAGGCCGGGCAGAACCTTGCCGCCGCCGCGCACCCAAAGCATGAGCTGCTCTTTGGCGTCTTCCCAGTCGCCAGCGTCCACCCGCTTGCGCAGCGTGCTGGCCCGGTATCTGGCCACACCCAGGTTGTAGGCGAAGTCCGTCATGGCGCCGAGGGCCCGCGGACGCGCCAGGAGGCTCGGAGAGGCCTTCAAAACACCAGCCAGGTAGTTGTGCCTCAACTCATGCACCAGCCACTCCTCAGCGGTCTCCTTGCTGATCGGAGGGTGCTCCATGGTTACCTTGGTGCCGTCTGGCTTGAAAACGGTTCCGTAGCCAATCGTTGGGTAGCCCGCTGGGCAGATGTACGGCTTTAGCCGCAGCCCTTCAAAGGGCCGACACAGAGCAGCAGCAATGTCTACCGCCTCACTTACTGGACCGCTCATACACCCGTCCGACAAACCAGAAGGAGATGATCATGTTGAAGACGGCAAGGTCGTCTGCGCCCCACATCGTGACCAGCACCTCATTCCAGTTGCCGTTTTGGTCCATGGCGATCAGGAAGGCAGCAATCTTCACAGAGGCATACAGGGCCAGGAAGGAGTAGGTGACCATCGGGCGCACCAGCGCTGAGATCGCGGAGACAAACCACCCGGCATTCTTGGCGGTCTCGGACTGCTCCTTGAACGCCTGGGCCATCGTGTCCATCTCGGCCATCG